TGATCAAGTTTTTCCGTGACGGAGGTCTTGATCCTTATGGAGAACACACAAGAGAAAAAGTTCTGATCTTACCCCCCGTTGAACAATATTTGATTCAAAAGGAAAAGCGTCTTTTTAAAGGATTTACAGAATATAACGAAATTACTCGTTTTGTATTCGACTTGGAGACGACCTCTTTGGAACCAAAGGATGGTCGGATCTTTATGATTGGTATGAAAACAAACAAGGGGTTCCACCGAGTCATCGAATGTCATGATGACGAGTCGGAAAAAGAAGGAATCATTGAGTTTTTTAAAGTTATTGACCAACTCCGTCCTTCAATCATTGGTTCATACAACGGATTCAACTTCGACTGGTTTTGGATCTTTGAAAGGTGTAAGATTTTGGGTATTGACATCAAACAAATCTGTATTTCTCTTAATCCTGAACGAAAGATCTCTCAAAAGGATGGAATGTTAAAACTCGCAAATGAGGTTGAAAGATTTACTCAAACATCCATTTGGGGATATAATGTAATTGATATTATCCATTCTGTAAGACGAGCTCAAGCAATTAATTCTGATATCAAGTCAGCGGGTCTTAAATATATTACCAAATATATCGGAGCGAACAAAGAAAATCGTGTGTATCTTGAACATACCGAAATTGGACCATTTTATCGTGACAATGATAATTTTTGGTTGAATATTCAAAATGGGAATTGGAGAAAAGATAAGGAAGATTATAAGGATTTGGATGTTCGATTTCCCGGTGTTTATGAAAAGGTTACGGGAATGGAACTTGTTGAGAAATATCTTGACGGTGACTTGGAGGAAACTTTGGTCGTAGATGAAGAGTTCAACCAAGCGTCGTTCCTTCTTGCTTCGATGCTCCCAACCACATATGAACGGGTTTCGACGATGGGAACCGCAACCCTTTGGAAGATGCTTATGCTTGCGTGGTCATACAAACATAAATTGGCAATACCTGAAAAGGGAGAGAAAACAAATTTTGTGGGAGGTCTTTCTCGTTTGATTAAGGTGGGTTATTCAGAAAATGTCTTGAAACTTGACTTCTCTTCCCTATATCCTTCAATCCAACTTGTTCATGATGTGTTCCCTGAATGTGATGTTACAAACGCAATGAAGGGTATGCTTAAGTTCTTCCGTGACACTCGTATTCAATATAAACAACTTGCTGAGGACAATTATTCAACCAATCCCAAGTTGTCATCTCAATATAACAGAAAACAACTTCCAATTAAAATCTTTATCAACTCCATGTTCGGGGCTTTGTCAGCACCACAGGTCTTTCATTGGGGTGATATGTATATGGGTGAACAGATTACTTGTACAGGGAGACAATATCTTCGTCAGATGATTAAATTCTTTATGGATAAAGGATTTGACCCCCTCGTTATGGACACCGATGGTGTAAACTTCTCGTCTCCACCTGAAGTAGAGGACTATGAATATGTGGGTAAAGGACTCAACTGGAAAGTAGAAAAAGGTAAAACATATAAAGGAACCGAAGCTCATGTTGCAGAATACAACGACATTTATATGAGGGGTGAGATGGCTCTTGATACGGACGGGGTTTGGCCTTCTTGTATCAATGTTGCCCGAAAAAACTATGCATTGGTTACGGCAAAAGGAAAAATCAAACTTGTCGGGAATACAATCAAATCGAAAAAACTTCCAATCTACATTGAAGAATTTATTGACAAAGGATTAACAATGTTGCTAGCTGGTGACGGTGAGGGGTTTGTAAATTACTATTACGATTATATTGATCGGATCTATAACCGGCAAATTCCACTTTTCAAAGTCGCAAACCGAGCAAAGGTCAAACTATCTATTGATGACTATATCAAAAGATGTGGGATGAAAACTGCGGCGGGAAACCCCATGTCCCGTATGGCACATATGGAACTTGCAATCAAAGAAAACCTGAAGGTTGATCTTGGTGACATCATTTATTATGTGAATAACGGAACTCGTCAATCTCACGGTGATGTCCAAAAGAAAAAAGATGATCTGATAATTAATTGTTATCGTCTTGATCCAACCGATATTGAAAACAATCCCGATAAGGTTGGGGAATATAATGTTCCAAGAGCAATAAACACATTCAACAAACGACTCGAACCCTTGTTGGTCGTATTCGATGATATTGTTAGGGAACACCTTTTGATTGACAACCCAAAGGATCGTTATTTCTTCACAAAAACTCAGTGTAAACTCCTCAATGGTAAGCCTTTGGGTGAGGGTGATCAGGATTCATTGGATGAAGTCCTCACGATTTCAGAACAAGAATTAATTTATTGGCAAAAGAGGGGAATTTCTCCTAACTATATATATGACCTTGTCGGTGAAGAGATGGTTAGTTCCACTTAATACCGTCAGAACCTAATATATACCAGTTTCCGCCCATGTATTGGAAATGGACGGCGGTTCCCTTATTGATTTCAAGTTCTGAATATTCTTCATCAATCAAACCCTTGTCAGGTCTAATGATGGTTTTGGTAAGGGATTTTACAACAATATTATCAGTGGTCTGTGAATTCAAAGTTAGAGTACAGGTGTTGACTTTTTTAATCAAAAGAACACCTTCTCCGTTTGTTGAATAATTTTCGTCAGAAATAATGGAAATGTTGGATGTTTTTACAAATTTTCCATCAATAAATTTATAAACGGGTGTGGATTTTAAAATACTCATATTAAATTGAATAAATGGAATATGGGAATGCTCTATATTGAAGGGATTTATTCAAGTTTTCCGCCTCTAAAGCTTGTCTTTCCATCATTTTGTCAGGTCTCAACCTCTCTAAACGGAGGGTTAATTCCTCCAAAAGTTTGGATTTTTCATCTTTAGCTTCAGTTAATAAAGAATCATACTCAAGTTGTAATTCTGAATCTGGTGTTTTTAAATTACCACTGAATTTACCCCTCACTCTACCCAAAGTTTCTTTTACATAAGCAACAAACCATCTTCTAACCCAAGTTTTAGAAGGTGAATTAAGTTCGTCCCATGTAACAGTATCAATCGGAATGTCTGATGGTAATTTTACAATGTCAGGATTGTTTGCTAAACATTCGTTTCGGTCTTTATTACTTGTGTCATAATACCAATACCAAACTCTGTATTGGTTTCTTTCAAGGTTTCCAAAGTCAAATGTTCCACCAGGAACATTCATAAGATGAATTGCCTTTTTACCATCAGGAAGTGCGGTTATTCTATATGTGAGATCACTACCAATAATTCTTTGTTTGATATTTCTATCTTGCATACGAAGTAAAAGGTCAAAACCTGGCATTAGGAAGTAGTTTCCTTGAACACCAAACTGTGCGTAACCTGCAGGACCTCCAAGACCCATCCCCCCGAAACCACCAAAACCACCCAAGAATGGCTCAATGAATCCTCCATTTAATTCTGCCACAGTGAACCACAAAAGTTCGTTCACTTCTCTGTTTTTGGGAATTTCATAAATTTGTTGATTTGAAACCAAATCAATATAATCTTTTTCCAAAACCCAATCTCCACCAGCTTGAAGACCTACAATTTTGGAATATGCGTAAGTATATTGTGTTGCCCAATCCAAGTTTCTTGTGATAAAAGCCTTTGTGAGGGATTGTTCATCAAGATTTAATCCATATAGAGAGGTCCATTGAGATTCAATCAACCATTCGTTGATATATTGTGAATAATCTTGTATTGCAAATTCTAAAAGAGAATCCATTTGTTCCTCTTCTATTTCAATACTTCTTAAGGGAGCACCTAAAAGGTGTAAAACTCTTTTATATAAAGTTTCTCTCTCTTGTTGACTGATTCCTGCCATTTATCTTTTATTGATAAATATTACAGTTCCATCTTATTTTCTTTTGGAAATCTATAATCGCCTTGAGATATATCCATACCGGGTGTATGGAATACTAAAATGTCTCTATTTTTTGATATAAAACCCATTAAATCAGTTGTATATTTTTTAACAGCAGCACTTCCTTCAACAACATGAAAATTTTCTTCATTCAATCTTGTCGTTGAAAATGGTTTGACTTGTATTGTATATGGAGTTCCATCAATAGTAATCCTTCCATCTATACCTTTAAAATCATCGGCAGCTCCGAGTCCACTTGTTACACTAATCTCAACCCTATCCCCCAATCTTTCCTTCAAAACTTCAAAAAAAGCATCCTCATTCAACTTTCCTTTTTCAAATTTCGCTCCCAAAATTTTAAACACCTCATCCAAAATCCAACCCTGTGTAATTTGAGGACTATATGCCTTTAACATACCCAAAAATCTATTGAAATTTCTGTTGAATACTTCCATATCCGAAGTTTTGAAATCTAAAGGTTCCCAACCCTTTTCTTTTGACACTTTGTTCATTAATAAAACGAAAAAACACATCAGAGAATAGTTGGTATTCGCGAGATTCAAAACTGACCTTCCTGGTCTTTCTACATCATAAAACCCATATTGGGTATTTGTTTCCCTATTACTTTCTTTCCAATTTTCGTAGTATTTGTATTTCAAAACATCAAAAATAACTTTTGAATAAAGTTTGATTTGATATGGTGACAATCTATTATAAACAACTTGTTTGAATTTTGGACTTTTGCAAGGACTAACGGAATTTTGTTCCAACAACACTTTTGATTCCCTTATTTGTTCCTTCGTTTCAGTAGTTGAAGAGGTTCTTTTGATTTGTTCGGAATATAGTTTGTTTACAAATTCCCAATTTATAACCTTCCAAAAGTTTTGAACATATTCATCTCTTTTGTTTTTGTATTTCAGATAATAGGCGTGTTCCCAAAGGTCCAACCCCAAAAGTGGATAACCTCCGTTCTTCACCAAATTCATCAATGGATTATCTTGGTTTGATGTACAAACAATTTTTAATGTGTTTCTTTTGGTTAAAACCAACCAACACCAACCCGATCCAAACTTTGTGGTTGCTCGGTTCATAAATTTATTTTTGAAATTCTCGTAAGAACCAAAATCTTTTCTGATTCTTTTCAAAATTTCACCATGAATACTTTGTTTTTCTGGAGTCAGCATTTTCCAGAACAAAGCGTGGTTGAATGCACCACCTGCGTTGTTTCTGATTGTGGTATTATATCTTGAAATGTTTTTTACAATATCTTCAAGATTTACATCATCTTCTCCTAACTTTTTTAAAGCTGCGTTTAAATTTTTAACATATCCTTTATAATGTTTGTTGTAATGAACATTCATTGTTTCGGAATCTATAAATTTCCTTAAAGATGTGTAACTGTAAGGTAAATTTTCAATCCCTATGGATTTCATCTCTGTTAAGAGTGGGTTCTCCTCGTTGGGAGTTTGTTCGGCTAAAATGATTTGGTTTCTTAAAATTTCTGATTTTTGTTCTATGGACATAACTGAAAGGTTTGTCTATAAATATTACGAGAAATGTTCCGTAATTAAATTCAAAATTTCTTCTGCCACGGTTCCTGTGTCAATATTGTCACCCATCACTGTTTCGAAAATATTCTTTTTTCTTGAAAGTATGTCATAAATTTTACCTTCTATTGTATTTTCAAAAATTGGGTAATAAATGCTCACCCCTTTGTTTTGACCAATTCTATAAGCCCTATCTTCAGCTTGTGAATGATCTGAAGGGACAAAAGACAAATCATTCATAATTACAACTTCAGCTGCTGTTAAGGTTATACCAACACCAGCAGCTTTCAAATTACCGACAAATACTTTGACTTTATCATCGTTTTGGAATCTATCAACCGCCTCTTGTCTTTGATTTTTAGAACAAGATCCATCCAAATAAACACAATCTTTTTTGAAATAATCAACAAACTGATTTAACGTGTCGGTGAAGTTTGTGAAAATAATTACCTTTTTTTCTTGATCAATCGATGAATTCGCAATCTCAATTGTATTTTTGATTTTTTCTTGAGAGATAATTTGTCTTACCTTCATCAATTTGGAAAACTGAAGAGCCAAGGATTTTGATTCTTCATTGTTCCTATACCAATCAAAATATTCACCCATCAATGCCTTATAAGTGTCAGACTTAAGGTTAAGATAAATTGGTGTTATGATTTTATCGGGTAGATCCAAAATTTCTTCTTTTAATCTTCGGAGGATTGTATGTTGTGTTCGGTCTCTTAATTCCTCCAAGTTTGACGACCCATTTACATTCCATATTTTCCT